GTTTGAACTCTTAGAATATTGGGGTTCAATTAATGGTTACGACTTACAAGACGCTGGTGCAGACTTTGGCGATGAAGACGATCTTGCACAAGAGTATCACGCTAATGTATGGATAGTAGATGGTAAAGTTATTAAGGCTCAACTTAATCCATTACCAGGTGGCATAATACCTTACTTTATATTCCCCTATGAAAAGAACCCTCACGCATTTTGGGGTACTGGCGTACCTAGAATGATGAGAGATTCACAAGCCACTATGAATGCAGCTACAAGAATTTATTTAGACAACGTAGCTTTATCTTCTGGTCCTATGGTTGAAGTTAATACTGACATCATGGCTTCAGGAGAGGATCCAACAGAGTTATATCCTTGGCGTGTATTCTTAAGAGAGGGTGGTGACGGAAATCAACCCATGGTTAGATTTTATCAACCACAGTCAAACTCACCAGCACTTGTATCAGTTATAGAATTATTTAGAAGATTTGCCGATGAGACTACGGCACTTCCGTCCTATACTCACGGACAGACACAAAGCTCACTCAACAGAACTGCCACAGGTATTTCTATATTAATGAGTAACGCAAACATAGTCTTAAAATCAGTTATTAAAAACATTGATGACTACCTTACCAAACCAATGATACGTTCTTTATATGATTGGAACATGACATGGAATGAAAATGAAAATGTTAAATCAGATATGCGTATTGTCGCTAAAGGATCCACAGCCCTTATACAGAAAGAAGTACAATCACAAAGATTGTTACAGTTCCTTTCTTTAATCAATAATCCAATGGATGCACAAATGGTTAATAGAGAAAAACTATTAACTGATATTGCCAAGTCCTTGGACATTGATCCAGAAGAAGTAATTAAATCACAAAAGGAGTTAATGGATGAGCAAGCACTACAACAAGCTATCCTTGCCAGCCAGCAAGGCGGTCAAGTTGATCAAGTCCCAAATGGGGACGGAATGGTCGGTCCTGATGGACGAAATGGAGTCCCTTCGCCAAATGGAGCGGGACCAGTTGGAAATAACGGACAACTACCGCTTTAGTCAAGGACGTTGCGACATTCTTAAGTTTATAGTATCTTTAGATACAATTGCTGATAAAGTAATTAATTCGTTAGGCTCCAAAAGGGATACACCTAACATATATAAGTAATTTTAATCGACACCCCCAACAAAAGGACCGTTAAAATGGAAAGAGAAAAAACTAAAGGCGAGTTAATCGCTGAAAAGCTTGAAAAAGAAGCTGATGAGATGTTGAAACAAATTCAAGACTCTCAACAGGAATCTGAACCAGAAGCCAAAGGGTTAGCTACCGAAGAGGCAGAAGTTGAAGACACCCCTGAAGAAGTTGTAGAAGATGTGGAAGCTTTACCCGATGAATCTCAGGAAACTGAAGAAGCGTCTGATCAGCAAGAAGAAGAGATTCAGGAAGAACTAACTAAATCCGATAAGGGTTTGTTGTCTGCCGAACAGTGGGAAGAAAGGTACAAAAATGCTCAGGCACGAATGACCAAGGCTACCCAGAGAGAAAAAGAACTTGAAGCTAAGATTGCTGAAATGTCTAATAAGATAACAGCGATTGAAAGCATGAAGTCTGAAGCTCGTATTGAGAAACAGAAGGAAGAGGTTAATGTAGATCTAGGTGAGATTATGAAAGATTACCCAGAAATTGTTAAACCACTTCAAAGTTATGTCGATGCTCGCATCGCGACTGTGGATCAAAAAATGCAACAGGCTACAGAAGAGGTCTTAAAATCTCAACAGGAAGAAGCAGACAGGAAGCATTATGCAGCTATTGCAGACGTGCATCCCGATTGGAAGTCTATATCAGCTAGTGATGATTTCACTATATGGTTAGAAAGACAATCTAGAATGTGGCGTAATGCCGCATCCGATGGTGATGCCCAAGATGTTGTAGCACTCTTATCAAAGTATAAACAAGATTTAGGTTTAGTTTCCAACAAAGTTTCCAAAAAGGAATTAGTGGAAAAGGCAAAACAAAATGTTGAACCTTCACTCTCTAAAGCCAGGAAGCAAAACGTAGGTAGTAGTAAAAAAATATGGACTGCCCAAGAGATTGGTAAACTTTCTGATAAAGAATTTATAAAGTTTGAGAAAGACATTGATCAAGCTTATGCTGATGGAAGGGTTAGATAAATAAATATTTACTACTTTTTAAATAAACTTTTATATTAAGAGGTAATTAATATGGCATATTCATCTTCAGGCGGGAGCTTTAGCTTCGCAGCTGGTGAAAATCATTTTATACCTGAAGTATTCTCTAGAAAGTTACAAGCTAAGTTTTATGCTCAGACCATGTTGTCTGAAGTTACAACTAACGAGTACGAAGGAGAAATTTCAGGGTTAGGTAACAAAGTAAACATAAGAACAGTACCAGCAGTCTCAGTTGCTGATTACACAGGATCTATTTCCTATTCAGATGTTACTTCATCTACCATTGAGTTAAACATCGACAAAGCTAAAAGCTATGCTTTTAAAGTTGATGACATCCTAAAAGAGCAAGCCGATATCGACTTTCTAAATGAAGCAGCATCTGATGCAGCTCAAAACATGAAAATCGCTATTGAGCAAGATGTGTTCGCTAACGTAGCCGCAGGTTCGTCTTTAACAGACATCAACGCAACACCAGCAAACATTACATCTTCTACTGTTTTAGGGCACATTCTCGATGCAGGACAGCAACTTGATGAAAACAATATTCCTGAAGAAGGAAGATTCATGATCATCAACCCAGCTGTTGCTACATTGTTAAAGCAGTCAGAACTTAGACAAGCATACTTAACTGGTGACAATGTTTCACCATTAAGAAATGGCTTTATTGGAACAGTTGATAGATTCAACATGTATGTATCTAACAACTTAAGCACAGCAGCTGGAGTAACATCTGGTCTGTATGGGCATCCAAAAGCGATTGCTTATGCTTCTCAAATGACTAACACTGAAACTGTAAGACTTGAGTCTTCATTCGGTGATGGCGTTAGAGGTCTAGCTGTTTACGGATACAAAGTTATCCTACCAACAGCGATTGGTGAATTTAAGTTACAAGTAGCTTAATTTAACTTGGGGGAGTTTCGGCTCCCCCTTTTTTTTGTTTTTTCCCCACTAGCTTGTATCTATGTTTTTGTGATAACTTAAGCATAGTTATAATTAAACGAGGCTACTATGACAAAAGACGAACTGATTAAATCAGCAAAAGAGAACTTCAATGTTTCTCTCAACCCAAAGGACAAACTTAAAGACTTAGAACAGCAATATGCATCTCTTGAAAGCACATTAGTTGTTGAAGAAGAAGTTGTTGTTGAATCTAATTCTAAAGATCCAATAGCTTCAAGAGGCGAGCACGGGAAGATTCTTCCATGGAGCCCTCTACATAGGTCAGACTTCTGGACTTTTATTTATGATAAAGGATCTTTAACAAAAGAAGAGAAAAAAATATTGGGTTTATAAATGGCAACTATTAAAGTAATTGATCTTATTAATAAGGCTGAGGAGATACTTCAAGATACATCTAATGTTAGATGGTCTCAACAATCTCTTTTAAACTATCTTAATGATGCACAAAGAGAAATAGTTTTATTCAGACCAGATGCAAATACGGTTAATGCATCTTTTACTTTGATAGCAAATACTGCAAAACAAAGTTTGCCAAACGCAGGACTTAGACTTCTTTCAATCTATAGAAATTCAAGCCCTACAACCAAACCAATAACTAATATTGAGAGAAGGGTTTTGGACGATCAAATAGAAGATTGGCATGGCACAACAGGGACTAATGTTGAACATTATGTTTATGATCCCCTGGACCCTAAAATTTTTTATGTATATCCACACACCACAGCGTCAGACGCAACAATAGAGATTGTTTATAGTTCTGCTCCAACAGATATAACTATAAGTAATTTTACAACTGACACAACAGTCATAGCTTTGGATGATGTATATGCAAATGCAATTTTAGACTTCATGTTGTATAGAGCTTATCAAAAAGACACTGAATATTCTGGTGACTTGCAAAAGTCAGGAGTCTACTCACAATCTTTTCAAAACTCAATAGGAATTAAAAATCAAGTTGATGCAGGTTCAACACCAAGACCATCAACACCAACACAATAATATTAAATGGCAGTATCAAAAAAAATAGAAACTTTAGTACCAAAAGTTAAGAGAGAGGCACCTAGCTGCCCGTCGTTTATCGTTGTTGAAGAGTTAAGAAATACTATTATAGATTTTTGCGTAAGCACTGATATTTATTTATCAGACCTAACGCTCTTGCAAGTCATATCAGGTATTAATGAGTATGAGTCATCAGATCTTGATATTCCAGTTGGCACAGAGCTAAATCACATTATTGATTTTTATTTTGAGTTTGGTGAATCAGATAACCAGATAACAGAAAAAAGTTTAGCAAGATTAGAGCCAAAGTCCTTAATAGGTACACCATCACTCATAGATGCATATGGAAAAGGAAAACCAAAATATTATGCACAAAGAAATCAAGAAACTATTTTATTCGCACCCACTCCCGATAAAAATTATTCGTTTTATGCTTTATACAGTTTAAAACCAACATCTACAGCAACAACGATTCCTAACATCATTGTAAATGAGTACCAAGAAACTATTGTTCATGGTGCCTTATACAGACTACAAATGATGAAAGACAGCCCTTGGAGTGATATACAGGCAGCAGACCTTAATAAAAGAATGTATGATAAGGGTGAGGCACAGGCAGTTAGAAAATCTAAATATGGTCTTGTTGGTGCCCCTCTAACAGTTAAATACCAGGAGTTTATGTAATGGCATATTCAACAACAATAAAAGTAGTAGTTGGTGATACGCACCCAGAATTAAATTTTACTCTTACAGATTCAAATACCGCAGCTAGTGGAAAAACTTTAGACGCAGAGGATCCAACAACATTTGCTCCAATAGATCTAACAGGATCCACAACAAGGGTAAGGATTAGAAAGATCGGGACTACAACAATATTAGATACTATTGTTTGCTCTATTACCAATGCAACGGCTGGAAAGTGCTCTATGGTTTTTACATCAAGCACTTTTACCGCAGCAGGATTT